CAAGTGGCAGCACGAGGCCGAGGGGCTGCGGGAGGCGGTGAAAGTGAAGGCTGGACTTCTCAAGCTCATGGAACAGGAGCCGGATGACCCCAGCCTCGACGAGCTGCGCGAGTACTTCGCCAAGTATGCGTCCGCCTGCAAAGCCGTTGACGCCAACCCCATCGCCAAAGCCGCCCTCGACGCGGCGGGAGGTGCCCAGTGAAGCCGGCCCGCAAGAGCACCTCCGCCGAGACCACCGCCACCGCCCTCAGCCAGCGGATCGAGGCCACCAAGGCCGCCAGGGCCCAGAGGTTCGCCCCCGGCCAGAACGTGCACTGGATCCAGCTCGGCGAGCCCATCGCCTGCCGCGTCCTCGATGTCGTCCGCCCCGACCTCTACCGCGTCGAGTTCCGCACCCCCCGCCGCGAGTTCGAGGGCCGCACCGTCGTCTGCCTCGGCGTCGAGGCCCTCAGGGCCAGGAGGGGGGAGGCGTGACCGAGCCCGTGCGCATCATCGTCGACGACACCCTCCGCGGCATGGCGACCATCGCCCCGGGGACCGTCCACTGTTGCGTCACCAGCCCGCCGTACTGGGGTCTTCGAGACTACGGGGTCGACGGCCAGATCGGGCTGGAGGCGACCCCCCAGGCGTACATCGAACGCATGGTCGAGGTGGCGCGGGGCGTGCGGCGGGTCCTCCGCGACGACGGGACGTTCTGGCTCAACGTCGGGGACAGCTACGCCGGGTCGTGGGGCGCTCAGAGCCGAGGGCCGACCACCCCCGGGACGCTGGAGGGGTCGGGTGATGTCGCCGCCCGGCAGATATCCGCCGCGGCTCGCCTCGGAGCCGGAACCGGGAGCCTCAAGCGCACGCCCGGCCTCAAGGCCAAAGACTTGGGCATGATCCCCTGGAGGCTGGCCATCGCCCTCCAGGACGACGGGTGGTGGATCCGCTCCGTCGTGGTCTGGGCGAAGAAGTCCCCCATGCCGGAGTCCATCGCCGACCGCCCGACCTCCGCGTGGGAGCCCATCTTCCTCCTCGCCAAGAGCGAGCGGTACTTCTACGACGCGGAGGCGGTGCGGCAGCCCGACAAGGGGCTGGATCATCGTCGGACCGTGCTCACGCCGCCGGATTGCAGCGGAAACGGTCACCTGCCGACGCATCGGGGTATTCGGTCGTCGGATGGCCGTGATGGTCTTGGGGCCAACCTCCGCAACGTCTGGCACCTCGCCCCCGAGCCCTACGCCGAGGCCCACTTCGCCACCTTCCCCACCGAGATCCCCCGCCGCGCGATCAAGGCCGGGACCTCGGAGCGGGGGTGCTGCCCGGCCTGCGGGGCACCATGGCGCCGGGTCGTCGCCCGCGAGAAGCTCACCCGCGAGCGGCCCAACGCCCTCACCAAGCGGGACGGCGACGAAGGCACCGGCAACCACTGTGCCAACACCGTCGCCGGCGTCGCCACCCGCACCACCGGCTGGGAGCCCACCTGCCCGTGTCCGCCGGCGGAGCCCGTCCCCTGCATGGTCCTGGACCCCTTCCTGGGATCCGGCACCACCATCGCCGTCGCCCGCGAGCTCGGCCGGCACGGGGTGGGGTGTGAGCTCAACCCCGAGTATGCCGCCCTGGCTCGCATCCGCATCGGCCGGGCGGAGAAGCCCGCGACGTTCGTCGATCCCCGTGTCAAGGACGCGCCCCTGTTCGCGTCATAGCCCCCCCCCCCACCCCACCCCCAAGGAGTCCCCCCGTGCACGACACCGCCACCGACACCGCCATCGTTGCGGCGAAACGGCTTGTTCAGAGTCTGGAGGAAGCGGCGATGGCCGACGCGGCGGGAGGTGCCCGTGGCTGACGGACGCAGCGGGAGAAAGTTGATGGCCCTGACCCGAACCCACCACGCCATCAGGGCCCGTGATGGGCAAGGCCTCACCCACGCCGAGATCGGGGCCATCCTGGGCATCAGCAAATCCATGGTGCAGAAGCTCGAGGCCCAGGCCCTCATCAAGCTCCGCCAGATCCTCGACCCCACGACCATCGCAGAGTTCGAAGCCCTCCACCACCACCACCGAAAGGACCGCGCATGACCACGCAGCCCGCCAACGCCATCCCCACCGCCAAGGACGCCAAGCCCTACACCGGCCCCGGCGCCGCCGACATCGCCAACCTGATCACCGCCAGCCTCGAGGGGCACATCGCCTTCCAGCCCCTCAACGTCGCGGTGGTGATCTGGCCCAAGGGGCAGCCGGAAACGATCTTCCTCAGCACCTGCAGCCAGGCCGCCGAGGCCGCGAAGGCCTTCCACAAGGCCAAGGAGCTCATGGACCAGCACGGCGGCCCCAAGCTCATCGTCGCCGACGCCGCCGCCACCGAGCTGCTCAAGAAGGCCGGCCGCCTCTAGCACTCCCACCCCCACCACCCCTACCGGGAGCCACGGATGGCCCGCCCGCGGAAGATGGAAGGCAACGGCGCCGCCCACGTCGAGACGAAGCGGCGCCGCGAGGCCCAGACCTGGAAGGTCGGGGACGCCTGCACCATTCGCTGGCCCGGCATCAAGTCCACGCTGCGGTGCCGGGTCGTGGCGATACGGTGGTGGATGCCCGGAACCTGCGTCGAGGTGGAATGCCCCGTGATCGAGTTCCCCACCCCGCAGCGGGTGAACGGGAAGATGCGCACCCGCCTCGGCGTCACCGCCGACTGCCTGGACCCAATCAGGAGCGACCCATGACCAAGATCCTCCCCGACGTCGAGGACAACGCCGATCTGCTCGAGGCAGTGCGGCGGTTCTTCGACGAGTTCCGCCAGGGCAAGACGGCCAGCGACCCTGAGATGAACCGCCCGATTGTGAGATTCGCCATGGAGGACATACCGGGGTTCGACAACTTCGGCCGTATCCGCCAGCCGCCCGTCATCGCCCTGACCATCAACGACCTGCTCGCCATCGCCCTGCACATGCAGGCGCCGCCCCGTTACCAGCCCCAGAAGGACCGCCCATGAAAGTCACCCAGACCCCCCTCGCCAAGATCAAGCCCTACGCCAACAACCCCCGCCGCAACGAGGCCGCCGTCGACGCCGTCGCCAAGAGCCTCGAGGAGTTCGGCTGGCAACAGCCGATCGTGGTGGACCGCAAGGGGGTCATCATCGCCGGCCACACCCGGTACCTGGCCGCCAAGAAGCTCGGCATGAAGGCCGCGCCCGTCGCCGTCGCGGACCTGACACCCGCCCAGGCCCAGGCCTACCGGCTCGTCGACAACAAGGTGGGGGAGCTGGCGGAGTGGGACGACGGCAAGCTCGCCGCGGAGGTCCGCGCCCTGACCAGCCTCGAGGTCGACCTCGGGGGCTTCGGATGGACCCCCGAGGAGCTGCAGATGCTGCAGGCCCCGGAGGGCACCGCCGGCCTGCAGGCCCCCGACGAGGTCCCCAAGGCCCCCAACCCCAAGGACGTGGTGACGCGGCACGGGGACGTCTGGACCCTGGGCCGGCACCGGCTCATGTGCGGCAGCAGCACCGACCCCGCGGACGTCGAGAAGCTCATGGCCGGCAAGAAGGCCGCCATCTGCGCCACCGACCCCCCATACTGCATCGACTACACGGGGGACCGCCCGAAGGAGAGCGGCAAGGACTGGAGCGGCGTGTACCGTGAGGTCGACATCAAGGACCCCGCCGCATTCTTCGCCGCCACGATGGAGGGCGTCCGCCGAGCCCTCATGCCCCGGGCCCCGGTCTACGTCTGGCACGCCCACAAGAGAGCCCCGATGCTCGCCGCGGCTTGGGAGGCGGCGGGCTTCCTCAACCACCAAGCGATCATCTGGGTGAAGCCAACGCCGGTCTTCGGCCGCAGCGTCTGGCACTTCCGCCACGAGCCGTGCATGATGGGGTGGGTGCAGGGCAGCCAGCCGGCGCCGGACGGGAACCACGAGCACGACAGCGTCTGGCGGGTCGGCTTCGACACCGAGAAGGCCCGCAAGGTCAAGATCGCCGCGGCGGAGACGGACGTCTGGGAGGTCGACTGGGAGGGCTCTGCCCGGGTGGTGGGCAACGAGCACCCGACCCAGAAGCCCGTCGAGCTCTTCGCCAGGCCGATCCGCCGGCACACCAAGCCCGGCGCGGTCTGCTTCGAGCCCTTCAGCGGCAGCGGCAGCCAGCTGATCGCCTGCGAGAAGGAGGGCCGCACCTGCTACGCCATGGAGCTCGAGCCGGTCTTCGTCGAGGTCGCGGTGCGGCGGTGGGAGGCCTTCACCGGGAAGAAGGCGGAGCGGACGCCCGCCAAGCCCCGCAGGGAGGCCGCCAAGGCCTGACACATGGCGAAGAAGCCCCGCTATCCTGCTGGGCGGACGCCGCCCGTCACGCCGAAGCCGGTCCCGGTGCCGGAGGAGCACGACGACGGGCCCATCCTCAACGCGCGGCAGCAGGCCGCGATCGAGGCCCTGCTGGTCGAGCCGACCATCAGCCAGGCCGCCGAGAAGGCCGGGCTGAGCCGGCAGTGGCTGCAGATGCAGCTGGGACACAACCCGACCTTCCGCAACGCCTACCGCGAGGCCCGGCTGCAGGCCCTGCAGCACGGGATCGCCATGGTGACCAGGTACACGCCCCTGGCCGTTCAGACCCTCGCCAAGGTCGCCAGCGACGAGAAGGCCCCCTACGCCACGCGGGTGGCCGCCAGCGCCCACCTGCTGAACTTCGGCCGGCAGGTGGGGGAGGTCGAGCAGAACGCCACCGCCGAGGAGCGGCGCCAGCTCGAGTACACCAGGGCCACGGTCAAGGACAACGAGGCCACGGTGGAGCGCGTGGTGCTGCTGGCCGAGGAGTTCGGCCGGCTGAAGGACCTGCCGCCCAACCTGCAGGAGTATGCCCGCCAGCTGAAGGAGAACCGCCGATGAGCCGCACCTACCTGCTCGCGGAACGCTTCGCCCTGGCCCGCTTCATCGACGAGGCGGGGATGCCGCACAACCGCAAATCCACGCGGCTGGCCCAGGACATGGTCCGCTTCGAACCCATCAAGAAGCTGCCGCACCGGGTGCGGCGCTGCCTGCGGGCCCTCAACCGCAAGCGCGGATACCCGTTCCGGCAGCTCCAAGCCGCCAACGCCGCCGCCCTCCACATGGCCTGGCGGGAGATCAAGCGTCTGACCTACGGAGAGCCGCCGCCGCCCGGGATGCCAGCGCGGTCCTTCCTGAACACCCCCGCCTGACCCATGCCCACCGTCGCCCCCACCCCCGAGGACCTGGCCCGCGCCCAGCGGCTCATCGAGCTCGAGCTGGGGATGCGGGCCCTCCGGCAGCGCCGCCCCTGGGACTGGTACCAGCCGCACGCCAAACAGCTGGCGTTTCACCGGGCGCCGCACCGCATCCGCGCCCTCTTCCCGGGGAACCGCTTCGGCAAGACCAGCGCCGCGGCCATGGAGGCCCAGTGGTTTTGCACCAGGACCCACCCCTACCGCCGGAACCCCAAGCACCCGGGGGACGTCATCTGGGCATGCCCCAGCTTCGACCAGTTCGAGATCCTGCTGCCCCGGCTGCGGGAGCTGATCTGGGGGCCCACGCCCAAGTACAGCCAGAGCCAGCACACGGTCACGTTCCCCAACGGCGGCCGGATCTGGGCCTGGAGCCGCGAGCGGGACTGGACCACCCTCAAGGGCATCAACCCCGCCGCCATCATCTTCGACGAGGACGCCCTCGAGGCCCTCTGGAACGAGAGCAAGGCCCGCGGCTACGGCGAGGAGGACATGAGCGTCATCATCACCAACACCCCCACCGAGGCCATGGGGACGTGGATGGAGACGGAGGTCTACCAGCCCTGGCTGGACCACCACACCGCCGGGGGGCTGACCGAGGAGGAGGCCAACGCCAGGCAGACCCACCCCAAGGTGTTCTGCCTGACCCGCGGCGGCATCGCCGACAACCCCAGCCTCGCCCACCGGGTGGAAGAGTTCCGCGCGGAGAAGTTCCGCGGGGGCCGGGCGGAGTGGGAGGTCCGCAACTACGGCGGGTTCCGGTACATCGGCACCACCGGGGTGTTCGACCCCGAGACCCTGGGCCGGGTGGACGAGCTCATCACCACCGCCGCCGAGGCCTTCGGCAGCGGCACCACCGGGTTCCTGCACCCCATCGACCGCAAGGTGACCGGCGTGCAGGGCATGCTGCGGCTGCCGCTCAGCGCGATCAAGGACAAGCGGTTCATCTTCCGCAAGGAGCCCCCGGGGGAGCACGGGCGGATCACGGTCTGGGAGCAGCCCCGCAAGGGCCGGCAGTACACCCTGGGCTTCGACGCCGCCTACGGCCTCGAGGACGGGGACTGGGACGCCATCCAGATCGTCGACGCCACCGCCATGCCCCCCCGCCAGGTCGCCGCGGCCTGGGGGCACTGGGGGAACAAGCTGGCCCGCATCGTCTACCCCCTGGCCCGGTGGTATAACGAGGCCTTCATCATGGGGGAGCGGCAGGTGGGGCTGCTGACCCTGCAGACCCTGGCCGATGAGCTCGAGTACGACGGGCTCTACCGCCAGCGGCACATGGACACGAAGGCCAAGCAAGCGACCATGCGGCTGGGCTGGCCGCGGGTGGGCAACGACATCACCCTGCAGCACCTGCGGGACGCGCTCGACTACAACGAGCTGCTGGTGCGGTGCCCGGACACGCTGCGGGAGATGCAGCGGATGGTCTGGGAGCGGCCGGAGGCGACGGCGGTGGGGGCCAAGCGAGACGCCAAGGTCCGCGGCGTCATCCTCCGCGGCGGGGGGAGCCCCGACAAGGTGGTCGCCCTCTGCTACGCCCTGCAGGCGATCGCCGAGCTGGCGAAGGAGCCGGCCGCGAAGCGGCGGAAGCCCACGCACGGGTGGCAGGGGGGGCTGCCGGACCTCGAGGAGCCCGAGGACGACGGGGACGCGGTCGAGGGGATGCTGGAGTAGTCTGGCCCCACCCGCGCGGGTAATGTGGCCGGCGATGGGCACCTTTGACACCCCCAAGGAGCTCCGCGACTTCGTCATCGAGGCCGAGCAGGCCCGGGACACGATCGTGCGCCCCGGCAACGAGCGCCGCCGGAAGCTCGCCGGCCGCAACTGGCGGCAGGGCGGGTTCGGGCTGGAGACCTGGGTGAACTCGTACTTCAACCTCTGCCAGGCCCTGGTGCCGGCCCTGGTGAACAAGCCCCCGGTCGCCCAGATCCACTGCGACAACCCCGGCTACGGCGGCGGCATCGGCCTCGAGGTCGCCGACGCCCTCGAGCAGGGCCTCGACGCCAACAGCCAGCAGACCAAGGTCCACCGGGTGTACCAGCACGCGGTGCAGAGCGCCCTCTTCGACTTCGGCTGCACCTACACCGGGCTGGAGCCGGTCCCCGGGTACGAGGCCAGGCTGGCCCCGGGCGCCGCCCTGCTGGACGGGTGGAAGCCCGCCCCCATGCGGCCGCGGACCTGGCTGATCCAGAGCTGCAACGCGTTCACCGACCCCCTCGCCCCGCCGGAGGAGGGCCTCGCCAACGGGCACGTGTGGATCGCCAGCAAGGACGAGCTGGCCGGCATGACCAACCCGGACGGCACGCCGAAGTTCGACCCCAAGCTGCTGGAGATGATGGCGGTCGACGCCGACGCCGACGACGTCCGCCGGCGGGCGCCCTACGGGGACTGGGTGAAACGGACCGTCAAGCGTGGGGACGTGGTGGGCTACACGGTCTGGTGCCGGTCCACGCAGACGGAGTACACCATCGCCTTCAGCACCCGCAGCCGCGGCGTGATGGACCAGCAGTTCCTCTGCGAGCCGGTGCAGAGCGTGGCCGACGACCCGGACGGCCCGTACACCTTCTGGGGGCTCTACTGGCTCGAGGGCGAGCCCTACCCCTACCCCATCACCGCCGCGATTCAGCAGATCGTCGACAGCCGGGACATGCACCGCAAGAAGATCGACGACGACGCCCGCAGCGCCATGCGGTTCGTCGCGGCGGACGGCAAGAAGAACGCCATGAAGGTGGCGGCCGCGAAGAACAAGCGGATCATCAACTGGCCGGGCTTCCAGGGGAAGTTCGCCGTGATCGACCTGGGCGGCCCCCAGCCCGCCTCGGTCGAGTACGAGCAGAAGCTGAAGATGGAGCAGGAGGAGATGACCGCCATCTCCGCCAACCGGCTGGGCCAGCTGGACCCGGACGTGCCGGCGACGGCGGTGCTGGACGCGTCCCAGGAGCTCGACGCCCGCAAGGCCTACGCCCGGGAGCACGTGCGGCAGGCCGCGGCGGCGGAGATGCGCAAGCGGGCCCGGCTCATGTTCAGCCGGACCACGGTCCAGTTCCCCTTCAGCGAGGTCGACGACCTGACCGGCCAGGAGGTCAGCGCCCGCTTCCAGGGCGGGCTGCTGCCCGAGCAGCAGGGGCTGGCCTTCGACGATTTCCGGTTCGAGTGCGACCCGTTCATGGGGTACCAGAGCGAGACGGCCGCGCTGGCCCGGTTCGGCAAGCTCATCGAGACGGCCGACGCCATCGTGCAGCGGGCCGGGGACCCCCGGTACAACGTGCCGAACCTGGCCGAGGACGCGTTCGCCGAGCTCAACGTCCGCGGCGGCGCCAAGCGGTACCTGCACATGGCGGTGGTGGAGCGGATGCAGCTCATGCAGGCCGCGGCCCTGGGGGCGGCGCAGGTCACCGGGGGAGACCCCGCGGCGGCCGGCGGGGCGGGCGGGGCGGGGGCGGACCCGGCGGCGCCGGCTGCGGGCAAGGTTCTGAGCAACGGGCAGCAGGGGGCCGGGGCGGCGCCCGGGGCCGGGGACGTCCGGTCGGTGGCGGCCCGCATCGGGGGCCAGACCAGGGCGGCCGGATCGCCCACGGGCATGAGCGTGCGGGTGGCTGGAGGCGCGGCGTGATCACGAAGCGGTGCTTCATCTGCGGAGCCGACAGCGGCACCCGCGGCCTCTGCGAGGCCCACCGGGACCCCGAGACGCACGCCCCCCGCGAGGCGGCCCCGAACCCCAAGCTGCCCCACGGCGGGCTCCTGGGGCACGTCAAGAGCCGGCAGGGCACCAGCGACGGCATCCGGGTCGCGAGCAACGAGGTCCCCGAGAGCTTCAGCCGGCTGCCAGTCTTCGACGGGCCGGTCGTGAACCGCTACGGGCACCAGGTCCACGAAGTGCAGCCCGGCCTCTACAGCAACGCCGAGACGGGCGCCCCGATCATCGCCAACCAGCGGGACCGCGAACGCTGGAACGAGTACGAGCGGTCCCGCCGGGGCCGCTGAGCACCACCCAACCAGGAGGCCTCCCATGTACGGCACGCTCAAGCACGTCACGCCCCAGACCATCATGACGATCCTGCAGTCCAACCCTGTCAAGATCCGGAACTACACCGACCAGGACGGAAACCCCGCGGGCGGGTACGCCCACGGGATCGGGTTGTGCGTGGCCTTCCAAGACGGGCCCCGCGGCAAGGATGCGGAGGGCAAGCTGCTGCCCGCGAACGGGGCGTTCGTCGAGGACCTGATGGTCGCCGCCATTGCCCGCCTGGGATTCTTCCAGGAAAGCAAGTTCCGTCACGAGGCCAACCAGAAGGCCATCGACCACCTGTACGCCGCTCTCGAGGCTTTGGACAGCAGGGCGGCGGAGCGAGCCGCTCGCGGCGTCCTTGGCGCCAACGTCGCCTGACGTCCCCCACCCCCCAACACCCACCCAGGAGGTCCCCATGGCAAAGCCCAAGATCGTCCCCCTCGGCCGCCCCCCCTCGCCCCCGCCGCCCGCCGGCGCCGCCCAGAAGATGCCGCAGCTGGTGTGGCACCTGCACGCCGACGACCGCCTGAGCGGGCAGGTCTTCCGGCCGGCCATGGTCTTTGGACCCGGCAGCGAGGAGGGCACGCTGAACCTCATGGTCTTCCGCAGCGAGACCCTCGACGACGCCACCGGCCTCGAGGAGGTGCTGAACGTGCCGTACGTGCCGCGCGCCCACATCGAGGACTGGGGGCCCGGCCGGCGGTTCTGCTGCAGCGACCTGCTGCCGCCCTTGGCGGCCGAGGAGCCGGCGGAGCGGCCCACGCCGCCCCCGCGCCCCACGCAGCCCGCCCGCGGCCGCGGAGCCCCGCAGGGGGCCCAGGAGCCCGCGGACGAGGGGGACGCCATCGACGCCTTCCTGACCGGCGGCACCACGCGCCGCCGCTGACCCTTAGAGCCCGCCGAGAGCCGAGGGGCTCCGGCGGGATTTGTCCCGGGGTGGGGGGGTGGGTAATGTGGCCGCGTTCGCAGCGAGGGTTCTACCCGTGTCGACCGAGACCCTGACCGCACCGTCCCCAGCCTCAGACCAGGCCTCGCGCCAGGCAGACGCGGCCGCGCCTGCCGCGCCCCGAGCGGGCGAACCAGGGCGCGAGACCCAAGGCACCAAGCCCGAGGGGCAGGACGGCGCCGCACGCAACCCCGAGGCCCTTCGGCAGGCCCGACTCGACGTCGCCAAGCAAGTGCGCACCTCGAGGTCGGCGGGGGCCCAGGACGGGGGCCCGCGAGGGCAGGCGGCGGGCAGGGACCCGAAGGCCGACGCCACCACGAACCCGCAGACCGGGACACCCTCACCGGCCCAGCCTGCGGCTCCGAACGCCAACGGGGAGGGGGAGCAGCCCGAGAACGGGCTGCTGAAGTACGGGTCCCACACCGCCAAGGACAAGACGGAGCTGGAGAAGCTCATGTCCGCGGGGATGCGGGCCCGCCTGGAGATGGGCGCCCTGGGCGAGAAGATCGCCCAAGGTCAGCCCCTCACGGTTGCCGAGCTGGGTGAGCTGCTCGCCCACTTCGACAAGCGCAACCAGGGCATGCAGCAGAAGCTCGCCGAGCTGCGGGCCGGGAAGGCACCCAACGGGCCAGCCGACCCCACGCAGAACGGCGGAGCCAGGCAGCAACCCCAAACCAAGCCCGGTGGACGGGGGCAAGCGCCCGCCGGCAGTTCGACCAGCGGCTCACCGGACACGGATGCCCTGGACGAAGGCGCGCTCCTCAACCTGGACGACGACGACGCGGAGAAGATCCGCGGCGCGTGGCAGGCTCGAGGACAGCGGCTGTCGGAGCTGGAGGCCCAGGTCACTGCCCAGAGGCAGACCCTGGGGGACCTCCACTTTGCGATGGCCGTGGGCGCGGTGGCGTCGCAGAGGCCGGAGCTTCGCACGAAGCTCGCCGACCCGGCGACCCAGACCGCCATTCTGGACCAGCTGGAGAAGTGGAACGTCACGGACGACGCGATGTCGGACGGCGGACCCAACTTCCTCGCGGCGGTGCAGCAGGCGGCCACCTTGGTCCTTCTCCCATCCGCAACCGAGGCCCACGCCGACCTTCTGGCGCGGTCCGCGGCCGAGATGGCCGGGAGCCCCAGGCAGCCGATCACCAGCCGAAGCGCGCCCAAGATGCCGGCGACCATGACGAGGCAGCAGGCCCGTCTGGAGGTCGCCCGAGTCACCTCGGACAGCACGCTGACGCCGGTCGAGAAGGAGCTCAGGCTCGAGGCCATCAGGTCCGCCTACCAGGCGGGCCAGCAGAAGGCCGCGGCGGCATCCCAGCAGTGACGGCGCGGGCCTCCCGATCAGGGGCCTGAGCCATGACCACCCAGAACTTCCAGGTGTCCGACTTCGTCGAGTACACCACGAACACCCGCGAGATGCGGCGGAAGAACCCCGCCGATTTCATCGACCTGGCCGAGCGCCGCACCCTCATCGTCCCCGAGTTCCTCGCCATGCCCGAGGCGGACATGATCGACGGGGGCGAGCCGATGATCTGGAAGGTGCACGCCCGCCAGTCCAACAACAAGGGCGGGTACATCACCTTCGGCCAGTTCCGCACGGTGGGCCGCACCACCGGCACCGGCACGTGCAGCGTGCTGCACCGCCAGCTGGAGAACAACGAGGCCTGGCTGGAGCCCGAGGCCGACTACAACAACGGCGACCCGGACGCCCACTGGCTGAAGCTCGAGGACCTCATCTGGAACGCCCTCGACGGCAACCACCTGGAGCTGCTCGAGGACGCCCTGCTCCTGCCCCCGGACCCCAACATGGAGTCCGCCAGCAAGGGCAAGTTCCCGCACATCAGCATCCCCGCGTTCGTCTGCCCCGGGGCCGCGGGGGCGAGCGTGGGCACGGTGCCCAGCAACTACACCAGCGCCAGCGTCGCCACGCAGATGGGGCTGGACCAGTCCACCTTCACCGCCTGGCGGAACCAGTTCCGCGAGTACAGCAAGGCGAACCCCTTCAACGTCAGCGACGGGCTGATCGGGACCATGAAGAAGTTCCTCCGCCGGCTGACCTGGGAGGCCAAGATCAAGGCCTACGCCAAGCGGGCCAAGTGGCAGCCCTCCGCCAAGAGCTCGATGATGATCATCACGGGCGAGAACGGGGCGGACCTCTACGAGGACGCGCTCGACTACCGCAACGACAAGACCTTTGCCGCGGACGACCCCAAGGTGCCCACCCCGAAGATCCGCGGGCTCGAGGTCATCGGCGTGCAGCGGATCGACGAGCTGAACCTGAAGCACAACTCCGCCACCGCCTACACCGCCCCCTACGGCGCCAACGAGCCGCCCTTCTGGTTCATCGACACCGACCACCTGAAGCTGAAGTTTCACCCGAAGTACCGGCTGAAGGAGACGGTCCGGGTCGGCGACCTCAACCAGTGGGACAAGAACGCGGTCTTCAGGACTTCGAGCTTCAACCTCTGGAGCGACGCTCGCAACCGCCTCGGCGTGATGACCGCGGCCTAACGCCGCCCCGCCGCCACTGACCCCGCGTCCCCACCCCCCCGAGAACCCCGCCCCCGGGGGCCCAGCGCCCCCGGGGGCACGAGAGATGAACCCATGATCCTCCCCAACTGGACCCTGGACAACGTCTACAAGATCTTCGGCAGCTTCTACCCCAAGCTCGCCTGGCGCGGCGCCGGCAACCTGAGCATCGGCGACGTGGTCGCCTTCAGCCTGGACTTCAACGCCAGCGACCTCAAGAACCCCCCCGCCACCGCCGTGATCACCGCCGGGTCGGCCAACCACGTGTTCGGCAACCTGACCACGATGAGCACCGGCAACACGCCCTACGGCTTCCTCGCCGTCGCCATGCAGAACATCACCGCGGGCACCGGCGCCTTCGGCGAGTTCTGCCTCTTCGACAACGAGGTCAACGTGGGCGTGGTGCAGGGCTCCGCCGGCGCTGGCGCGGCCGGCGACTTCCTGACGGTGCAGAGCGACGTCACCGCCGCCTACGCCATCACCGCGGGCCAGCTCTTCAGCCAGACCATCGCCCGCATCCGCCTCGCCACCCTCGCCAACCAGGGCTTCTGCTACGGCCGGGTCTGGGAGGCGACGGGCGCCACCAAGGCCCTCAAGAAGTGCCTCTTCTCCGGCTTCGGCCTCTTCCCCATCGGCTTCGTCGGCTGAGCGACATCCGACCGGGCGCAGCCCGGACAAGCGGCCCGTCCCCCGGGGGAGTACCCCGGGGGGGGCTTTATGCAGACCGGCCAGTGGTACTACGACCAAGCCCTCCGCCGCATCCGCGTCACGCCGGACGCGCGGCTGGACATGGTCGACGTGCTCAACCGGGCCGGCCAGGACCTGATCAACGCCAGGCAGTGGGACTTCTGGCTGCGGGAGCGGTACGACGCCGCGGCGGTGGTGGGGCAGGACTACATCGCCCTGCCCCGGGGCTGGCAGCAGGTCTTCGGGGTGATCAGCAAGGACCCCGGCCGGTTCATCGAGGTCTGCACCATGGCCCGCTTCGAGGAGGTCCGCACCCGGGTGCTGGTCGAGCCGAACATGCCCTGGCGGTGGCGGATCGCCCTCGACACCGTGCCGGCGGAGAGCCCCGACACCGCCCCGCGGCTGGGCTACCGGGTCTGGCCGACGCCCACCCAGGCGGGGCTGCCGACCATCCGCGCCCGCGGCCGCCGGGGCTGGGCACCCTTCACGACCACCAACCTCACCCTGAAGCCCACGCTGCCGGACTCCTGGCACCCGGCCCTCTTCCTGGCGGTGCAGTGCACCGCGATCGAGACCCTCCGCCCCGCGGACGGGCCGGCGCCGGAGAGGGCCCTGCTCGAGCAGGCCATCGAGAAGCTCTGGGAGAACGAGCAGGACATGGAGACGGACGCCGGCGAGCTCCGGGGGGGCGTGGACGACATGCGCGACCCCATGGACGCCCGCGTCGTCGACTGGAGCACCTTCCCGGGGACCTGACGGCCCCCACCACCCACGGCCGCCCCCGGCGGCAGGAGAACCGCCATGCTGACCAGCCAGAACCTCAACCAGATCAAGCAGTACTTCTACGAGACCCGCAGGGAGCTCGACCGCAGCCTCTACTGGGTCCACTACGAGAACTTCCTCAAGAAGCCCTACCTGACCGCCGCCATGGACCCGGGCGCCGCCTACGCGCAGACCGCGGCGGTGGGCAGCCCCGACGCCCGCAAGGCCCTCGCGGGGTCGAACCTCTGGTCGGTCGCGGGCACGAACATGACCACCGCCCTGTGCACGCCGGCGGCCGGCGGGGGCATCAAGCTCACCACCGCGGGGGCGAACAACGACCAGTGCATCCTCCAGCCGCTCACGGTCACCACGGCCAACAGCGACATCTGCACGATCTTCGGCGCCAGCGGCGCCAGCGGGTCGACGCTGAACACCAGCAACCAGCCCCAGATCCACGCCCTGGTGAGCCTGAGCTCCGTCGCCGCCGTCCGGCTGGCCCTGAGCCTCAAGCTCACCAACGCCCAGGACATCACGACCGACAACGACGCCGCCCAGCTGATCTTCAACACCAGCGGCGCCGTCAACACCTCCTTCTTCACCTGGAGCACCAGCATCGGCGGCACGGACGTCGAGACCCTGGGTGTGGACCGCTACCAGAACAACTACGCCCCCACGGCGGACATCCTGGCGGTGCTGAGCATCGTGGTCGACGCCGACCGCCGGCCCATGTTCCTCATCAACGGGGAGATGGTGGGGTGGGGCAGCGCCCTCACCGCGACCACCGGGCTCTGGCCGGTCCTGGGGCTGCAGGCCCTCACCGGCGCGGCGAAGGCGGTCACGGTCCGCGGGCTCATCATCGGCTCGAAGTTCTGAGGAGGGCTCCCGGTGGCCCGAGGCCGCAAGGTCATCTCCCTGATCCCCACGGTCAAGGGCGTGCACAAGGGCATGCCCGCCAACGCCGCGCCGGACCTCACCGCCCCCGACCTGCGGAACGTGCTGGGCATCAGCACGCTCGAGCAGAAGCGGACCCTGGCGAAGCGGGACGGGCTGCGGCGGACCTTCACCAACCCCGCCGGCGGGGGGGCCGGTTCCCAGATCACCGGGCTGGGAACCGCCCTCCGCGCCGCGGGGCAGACGCCCGAGCAGAACGGCAGCTACATCCCCTTCCTCGAGGCCTGGGCCGGCTACCCCTACCCCCCCAGCGCGAACTTCCAGGGGTTCTTTACCACCGCCGACCTCCGCGGGAACTGGGTCCGCTACAGCAAGAAGAGCACCGACTACGGCGCCAACGCCTGGCAGGGCGGGGCCACCCTCCCGGGGGAGTGGATCGGCGCGGTGCGGGGCGGCGGCTACCCCGACCACCTGCAGCTGCGGTCCACCTTCGCCACCTACGACAACATCGGGGTCGCGCGGGCCTGGGACAGCGGCAACGACCTCACCGCCACCCTCGACTGCTACCCCCGGGCGGGGGCGGTGGACTTCGTCCACTGCACCAACGCGGGGCCGGCGGTGCGGGGGCACCCGGCCCTGGGATACTACGTCTGGGCCTACCTGGTGCGGGTGGGGGAGAACATCGTCCGCCTCCGCATCGAGGGGGTGCGGGGGAACGCCAGCGAGACCCTCGCCGAGAGCAGCGACATCACGCTGAGCGGCGGGGCCACCCGCAGCGACAACTGCCAGATCCACCTCGAGGCCACCAGCGTGGCACTGCGGGCCACCCTGACCTGGCCCGACGAGTTCGGCACCACCCAGACGGTGGTGGGCGTGAGCTCGACCTTCGGGGTCAAGACCGCCTGGGTGGAGTTCACGGGGGCCGCGGGGTCCTTCCAGGCCGGCGAGAAGGTGACCCAGGCCACCAGCGCCGCCGAGGGCCGGGTGCTGCAGAAGGTGCAGAGCGGCGCGGTCGGCTACCTGCAGGTTTACGTCACCAGTGGCACCTTCGACGCGACGCACGGGCTCACGGGGGGCACCAGCGGCGCCACCGCCACCGCCGCCCGCGTCTCGACCATCAACAACGGGCGGTGCATGCTCAACGTCAAGAGCCCCGGCACCAGCGTGCCCGGCAGCGAGGGGGGGTACTACTACCGCCGCTTCGTCATGGCGAGCGGCGCGGACCGGCGGGTCACGGACCCCGAGGTCATCGCCGAGATGCTGGGAACCTTCCAGATGCAGGGGGGGCGGTACCAGATCCCGCCGGACTGGGAGTGCTACCTGATTGACGGGAACGCCCTCCAGGTGACCCGCATCCTCGCCGGCCGCAGCGGCTACTCGAGCAACAGCCGCCCGGGGGTGCCCAGCGTCGACACCACGAACGACTACGTCCTCGACGGGGACGCCACCGCCAGCGCCACCGCCTCGAGGTTCAAGCGGACCAGCCTCGCCACCATCGAGCTCTGGGGCACCACCCCGCCCACGGAGAACTACCCGGTCCGGGGCAAGCTCCGCGCCGTGACCAGCACCGAAGACAACGGGTTCGGATTCGCCTTCATGCTGAAGTACCTGCACTGAGATGGCAAGCAAGACCACATCCCCGTCCGCCAGCTCGGCCACCTCCGTCTACGTGGCGCCCGGCGGCGGCACGCCCCTGCAGGGGATCAAAGTGGTCTTCAGCGTGACCCGCGACAACACCTCGCGGGACACCGGAACCCACCAGATCATCAACGTGCAGCTTTGGGAGCTGAACGGCAACGACGCCGACTACCACCGGCTGCTCGACGAGAAGCAGCTGGACATCGACGACAGCACGCTGAACGCGACCGACGCCCTGCTGCCGGCGTGGATCACCCAGGACTGGATCACGGGCAACTGGGTGCCCTACGACGGGGCGAGCCCCGCGGACACCGGCTGGGTCGAGATCCGGGTCCGGGACATCCTGGTGCTCCGCCTGAGCCCGTACAACACGAACCACGCCAACAGCACGGGCCTCGACACCATCTGCGACACCACCACCACCGGCAGCAAGTGGGTGGGGCTGGTCTTCGACGGGAACCAGTTCACCACGCCCACGGGCACCGCGGACACCCTCGAGGCCCACGCCTTCGGCGGGCAGGTCGTGCGCGGCACCGCCGCCAGCACCCCGGTGCTGCACGTGGGCAGCAGCGACGTGGTCGCCGCCACGAAGGAGCGGTTCGACGTCGGCACCCGCGGGGTGGAGCAGGCCCTGACCCAGTGCACCGCGGTGGGGGCCACCCCCAGCCTGCCGGGGCCGCAGGTGCTCATGTGCCCGCTGCAGTACCAGTGCGTGAGCCCCGCCCCCGCCGACTGGCCCGCGCCAAGCCCCAACGCCTCGCGCACGTACATGTTCTGCGTCGACGGGAACAACGCGGTCGTGGTGAACCCCTACGAGCGGACGGTGGGCACCTGGCTGAACGTCACCAGCGTGACCGCGCCCGACGCCCTGAGCCGCTGCCGCGGCATCGCCCGCGAGCCCTGGCGGGGCCGGCTCTGCATCTTCCACCCGGACTCCGCGCCGAATACGGTCTACTTCAGCAAGGTCGGGGACCCGACGAACTGGACCTGGGGCACCACCGCCGGGGACGCGTTCAAGCTCGACGCCTCGAGCAGCTACGGGGTGCCCGCCGACGCCGTCACCGCGGCGATCCCGCTCTCCGACGACATCTTCCTGATCGGCTGCGCCACACGGAAGTACTACCTCAAGGGGGACCCGACCGCCGGCGGCTCCTTCAAGGACGTGCCGGGCGAGGGCGGCATCATCGGGCCCAAGGCCCTCTGCAAGGGCGGGGAGGGCCGGCTGTTTTACCTCAGCCAGAGCGGGCTGCGGTGCATGCGGTTCGCCGGTGAGATCATCGAGGACAAGGCCATCGGGGACCACCGGGTGGACGACATCCTCAGCCGGGTCTCGACCTTCGACACCACGGTGGAGCTCGCCTACGAGGCCCTGAACGAGCGGCTGCACATCTACCTCACCCCCGACGACGGCGCCGGCACCCACATCGTGCTCGACGTCGGGGACAACGCCATGTGGCTCTTCGAGTTCGCCGACGAGGCGGTGGGCCCCTCGGCGAGCTGCCCCATGGCCGGCCGCAGCCCCGACGACAACCGGGTGCTGCTGGGCGGCAAGGACGGGGTCATCCGGGAGTACGCGTTCGGGGAGCCGGCGGACGACGGCACGCCCATCGACGCCTGGGTGCGGTTCCCGGTGGTGACGCTGGCCCAGGGCCACCAGATGGTGAACGTGGTGGAGATTCAGGCGGTGGCGGAGCCGGGGAGCGCGGCGGTGGAGTGGATGCTCTTCGTCGCGGCCTCCGCGGACGAGATCAACCGGCTGGACATCACCACCGCCACGCCGGCCGCCTCGGGGACCTGGTTCGGGGACGGCACCGGGTTTCAGCAGCCGGTGGACCCGGGGGTGGCGGGGGGGGCGGTGCAGCTGTGCATCCGGCAGGTGAGCGCCTCGGGGACCTTCGCCCTCTCCGAGGCCACGATCGTGGTCGAGCCCTGGGGCGAGAGGAGGATCTGAGATGGCGTACATCAACCCCCTGGCCCAAGGCCTCGAGTCATCCGCCCCCGGCGGCGGCGGCGGGTTCGCCATGCCGAGCTGGGGGCTGCCGGCGGCCTACCTGGGCTCCGCGGTCGGCGGGGCGGTCTTCGACGCCCTCGGCCGGCGGAAAGCCGCCAAGCGGCAGCACGCGCAGCAGGAGCGAATCCTGAACTCGATCGACACCGGCGCCAGCCAGGCCAAGCTCGCCATCAGCCAGCAGGCCGGGGCGGCGCAAGGGGGGCTGCTGCAGAGCCAGATCAACCAGGGCACGGTGAACAGCTCGCTGGCCCCGGGGCAGGCGGCGGGGCTGGCGATGCAGGCGGGGGGGCAGATGGGGGCGATCGAACAGGACCGGGCCAGGGCGCGGGCGGAGGCCATCTCGGCCTTCAGCGCCATGCCGGCCTCGGTGGGGTCCCAGAGCCTCGAGGGGGCGGGGAACGCCCTGGGGGTCATCCTCGCCTCGAGGGGCGGGCAGGGCGGCAGCGGCACCACGGACGCGGTGGGGGGGAGCGGGGTCGCGCAGGCGGCCGCCAGAACCCCCGCGATCGACCAGAGCGGCGGCGACCCGTCGCTGAGCTCTGGCTCCTTCAGGCCTGCGTACGGCACCCCCGGCGCCGGCGGGGACATGCCCATCACCGCCATGGTGAACCCGCAGGGGGTGCAGCAGGCCCAGAGCCAGATGGCCCGCTACGCCCCGATGATGAACGCCGCGCAGACCCGCGCCCGCCGCCGGTCCCCCACGCTGGGTACGGTGGGCGCCGCCGCCTACGCCTGAGAGGAGCCCCCCGCCATGCCCCGCATCGTCTACGACGAACCCGCGCAGATCAATCCCGGCATGGCGGTGGCCGACCTGGCGACCGGCCTCTTCGGCGGGCTGCTGCAGGGCCAGATGGCCGAGCAGCAGCGGGCGCGGAGCCAGGAAGAGGCCGCCTTCGGGAACCCGTACGAGCGCCGCCGGCGGGCCCTCACCTGGCAGACGCTCCCCGAGAACGTCCGCAGCGCCCCCAACTCCGCGCTCTACCAGCAGCTGATCATGAGCGGGGCGGACCCCATGTCGGTGCTGAAGGCCCACCAGGAGCTGGACACCGACCCGGTCTACGGGGACACCAAGACGCAGAAGGCCCGGATGGCGGACCTGGAGGCGGCCCGCAAGGGCGGTCTGATCGACCCGAACGACACCGCCGGCCAGGAGGCCATCCGCCGGGGCGAGCTCACGCTGGGGCAGCTGATCAAGAACCGGGAGCAGGCGAAGCTCACGAAGCAGGAGAAGGACGACGCCGCGGCCGCCCGCAGGACCGAGAAGGACCAGGAGCGGGCGGAGAAGAAGGGCCGCGCGGGGCAGATGCAGCGGGCGCTGGGCGTGGGGCTGCCGGGCGGCCCGGTGCCGGCGGTCATCCCCACCGGGGGGGCGGGCGGGGCGGTGGTGGCGCAGGTCCCGACCACGCCGGGGGTGCAGTTCGAGGACCCGGCGGACGTCGAGGCGGCGGCGCGGATCGGGGACGCCCGGAAGGCGCAGGCCTTCACCCAGGCGGACAAGACCCACGACAACGAGCTGAACGACCGCAAGGCCGAGACGCAGCGGGTGCTGGCGGAGGCGAAGGCCAAGGGGATGAACCTGAGCGAGGACGACATGAACCTCGCCGCCCACCACCTGGGGATCTACAACGACCCGAAGTCCCCCGCGTCCGCCCGGGATTCGTCCGCGATCTGGCTGCAGCGGAAGGGCATCCTCGACAAGGGGGCGATGGTCTACAAGCCCAGCGCCGAGCAGACCGCCGAGCACACGGACGCGGGCAAGAAGCTCGACGACCTGCAGAACCGCGGGAAGTCCTTCGACGACGCCCGCAGCGGCCCCGAGGCCATGATTCGGTACGCCCAGGAGAACGGCATCAAGCTCGACACCAACGCCAAGGGCCGGCCGGTGCTGACCGCCGCCACCGAGGCCGCGATCCGCAAGCACCTGGCCGACGCCATCAAGGCCGCCGAGGCGGCAGTGAACACGGCCCGGCAGGGCCTGGCCCCGAGGACGGACGCCCCGCGGACCACCCCCACCCAGGTGACGGACGAGGTCCGCAAGATCCCCCGCGAGGAGAAGCTGCGGCAGTTGCAGGGCCGCTGACCGGGCTATTCTGCTGGTGCTTGGCCGGCCGCCCGACCTGTGGAGCCTCCACATGGCCGGCACCGTTGCATTCGGCTTCTCCGCCACCCCCGCCGGCACCGGCTGCGGGGACGGCAACCCGGACCCCGCGGGCATCTACACCCTGCCGCTGACCAACGGGCTGCCCGCAGTGGACGTCGCCACGAACGTCCCCGCGAGCACCGCCATCGGCTCCCCCGTGCGCATCTGGACCGGGCAGAACCACGGCGCCAACAAGACCGCCCCCGAGGTCGACATCCTGGTGGTGACGCTGGACCCCGCCACCGCCGACGCCGCCTCCCAGAACCTGAAGCTGCGGCCGGTCTACACCCGCACCGGCAGCACCACCACGGTCAACGGCGCGGCCTTCGAGTACCGCGGGCGGAACCACCCCCCGCTGACCCTCGCGGGCACCCTCGAGGACGGCACGGGGGTGATGTACCTCACCGCCCTCGAGGCCGCCAACGCCAACACCGACGACGTCCTCGCGCGAGCCAAGGGCTGGAAGTGACCCATGACCATGATGGACACCAGGGTCGGCGCCCCCGGGGCCGACATCCCGGACGATGACCTCGACTTCGCGGTCGCCGTGAAGCTGCGGCTGGACCGCGGCGAGGACGTGCCCGACGAGGACCTCGACCGCGCGGTCGCCATCAAGCTCCGGTTCGCCCCCGCCGCGCCCCCCGCCCCCGCCCCCACCTCCCCCACCACGATGGGCCCGGGGGGGATGCAGCCCTACCCCCGGGTGCAGCTGCCCGCCCCCACCCCCGAGCAGGACGCCGCCAACCAGGCCCGGCTGCTCAAGGATCTCGAGGCCCGGTACGGCCCCGCCCCCCAGCCGGCGGCGGAGGGCCCCAACCCCTCGAACGTGTCCCTGGGCGAGGGAGGGTACACCCCCCCCGCACCCCCGCAGCGGGGGATTCTGGCCGAGGCCGCGAACGCGTTCCAAGCGGGGGCCCAGAGCCTCGAGGCCGGGATCGGGCAGGCAGGGGCCGCCCTTGGCGACGTGCTGACGAGGACGGGCAGCCCCGCCCTGGGAGGCCAGCTGCAGCAGGGCCGCTCTGGGGGCATCGTAGAGCCCGCGGGAGCCCCCTCGGTGCTGCCGGAGGGGACCAACCCGTTCTACGCCCTGGCCTACAAGGGCACCCGGATGGTGGCGGGCATGGCCCCCGGCGCGGCGGTGGGGATCGCTGGGGGAGCCGCGGTGGGGGGGATGGCGGGGCTGCTGGCCGGCGCGGCCCCGCTGTCGGTGGCGGCGGGGGGTCACACCTACCAGGCCGCGGTCGACGCCGGGATCGACCAGAACCGGGCGATGAACGCCGGGCTGGCGAGCGCCGCCGTGGCGCAGGTCGCCGGGTCCACCCAGCTGGGGATCATCCTGCGGAAGTTCCCCTGGCTCCAGCAGGGGGTGCAGAACCTGGTGGAGCGGCGGGTGGCCGCCTACCTGGCCGAGCGCGGGGCCGAGGCGACCTTCAACGGGCTGGTGGGGGTGGCCCAGCAGGCCGCGAACGACAGCATCCACGTCGCCAGCGGGATCAACCCGAACGCGTTCGACGGGTTCTGGACCGAGCAGGCCCCCGAGGCCTTCGCCGGCGGGGCGCTCCCCACGGCGGTCATGGGGCTGGGGCACGACGCCCTGCGGCTGCCCGGCGCCATCGCCGAGAACCGGCAGGCGGCCCGGACGGCGGCCGACGTGCAGCAGGCCCAGGACTTCGCCCGGCAGACGGCGGAGGGCCAGAACCTGCCCTACCCCGCGGTGCAGCAGCGGGTCGAGGGCCCGCCCGCGCCGGTGCAGGGAACGAGCCTGACAACCCCCCCGCCCCCGGCGGAAGCGGGCCCGGCGGCCGCCACCTCTTCGGCCGCCGGGAACCCGGATCAGCCACCGGCCAGAGACCCCGGGGCGACGGCGGGGGGGGAGGACCCGTACGCGGCGATCGACGCGCTGCGGGCGCGGATGGCGGG